GAGGATCGCTCGCGCGGCTGGATTCTGGCAGCTGGGCGCCGCTCCGATGGCGATATTCACGTGGAGGTAGTCGAGCCGGGCTACCGCATCCCGGTCGACGCGCCGGGGGTGGAGTGGGTCCAACCCCGCCTGATGGAGATCATCGAGGCGCAGGATCCCTACGCCGTGGTCATCGACGTGCGCCGCCAGGCCACCTCGCTGCTGGTGCCGCTGCGCAATGCCGGGGTCAAGGTCCTCACACCCAATCAGAACGAGATCGCGGCCGCGTGTGGCCGGTTCTATGACGCCACGGGCGAGCTGCGTAAGGAAACCCTTCGGGATCCGGCCACCGATGAGCCCATCGTCTACACCGGGCCGATGCTGTGGCACACCGGCCAGCCCGAGCTTGATCGGGCGCTGGGTCAGGCGCGGCCGCTGCCGATGCCGGGCGGCTCGTTCACGTTCGTCAAGCGGGGAGTGTCTTCCGAGCTGGGCCCTTTGTATGGTGTGGTGTTAGCCATGCTCGGCGAGGACACACTGGGCGAAGACGACTATGACGTGCTGGACACGGTGGACTCCAGCCGCCGCTGTGTGCGCTGCGGCAAAGCCATTTACCCCAGGGACGCCGGTTGGTGGCATGCTATGGATGATTCCCCCGCCTGCGAGGAGCCCCGATAGTGAGCCGTACCGTGGTCGCCGTACTCGATGCTCTCGGAGCGCTGGCGATCGCGGCCGGAGTCAGCGTGCTGCTCTACCCGTTCATGGGATTTGCCTGCACCATCGGCGGCGGGATCATCCTGCTGGCAAGCGCGCGGCTGATCGAACGCGGCGCCCGCGACGAGGAAGGGGCCGAAACGTGAGCCTGTTGCGCGGATTCGCCCGCCGCGACGCGGTGTCCAATGTCGACGGCCCGCTGATCCCGTCGCGCGGGTCCGGTGGCCGCAAAGGCTCAGTGGTCGTCACCGACGAGTCCTCGATGCGCCATTCCGCTGTCTGGGCATGCCTGCAGACCCGCGCCGGTCTAATGTCGACATTCCCCCTTGACGTGTTCACCAAGGTCGGCAAAGTCCAGATCGAAAGGCCCACGCCGCCGGTGCTGCTCGCGCCCGGCGGCGAAGAGTGGGACTACATGGACTGGATGTACGCCTCCCAGATGGATTTGGACCGTGCCGGTAACGCGATCGGGCTCATCACGGCCCGCAACGCGCTCGGGCTGCCCTCACGCATCGAGCTGCAACCCATCTCGGCGTGCACCATAATCCAGGACCGCGACGGCACGGTCAGCTACCGTATCTTCGGCGAGAAGTTCAGACGCGACCAGGTGTGGCATGAGCGCCAATATGTGATGGCCGGGCTGGCCGCCGGGCTGTCCCCGCTGGCCTACGCGGCCTGGTCTGTGGGCGAATACCTCTCCATGCAACAGTTCGCGCTGGATTGGTTCGGCGGCGCCGCCGTACCCAAGGCGCGGCTTAAGAACACCGACCGCAAAGTGGTCGACGCGAAGGAAGCCGGGATCCTCAAAGACCGGTGGAACGCCACGGTTAGCGACGGCGACTTGTTCGTGTACGGGTCCACGTGGGAATACGACATGGTTCAAGCCGAGCAGGCGGGCATGGAGTGGATCGAAGGGCGCCGTTTCGGCCTGACCGACATCACCCGGTTTCTGGGCTGCCCGGCCGACCTGATCGACGCCGCGATTTCCGCGCCGGGCACCGTCACCTACGCGACGATCACCCAAAGAAACCTGCAATTCCTGATCATGCAGTTGGGTCCGGCGGTCAACCGGCGGGAGAAGAACCTGACCAAGCTGCTGCCGAGGCCGCGTTTCGTCAAGCTGAACACTGATGCCCTGCTGCGCATGGATCCAGCCGCGCGCGGCGAGGTCATGAACGCGGCCATCGACAAGCGGCGCCTGACGGTCAGCGAGGCCCGCGAGCTGGATAACCGGCCGCCGCTGACACCGGATCAAGAGGCCGAATATGTGCGGCTGTTCGGCGCGCCGCGCGTGGCCCCGGCCACCGGCACCGCCTCGCTGGCCGCCGGGCCAGACCACACAGACACAGACATGGCCGCCGCCCCGATACGGGTTCTAGCGCACGTGGGCGGCGCCGCCAAGGCAATCGAGTCAGGCCCACCGGCCGCCTGGGAAGGGGCAACCTGATGTCCAATATCGACGACCAGCAGGCCGAAAGCGTCCACGTGCGCCGCCTGCAGGGCCGCGTGGGACGCACAGCGGCGCGGCTGATCGAGCACGCCGAACGTTTCGGGCTCACACCCCGGCAGATGTCGCAAGTCAAGCTGCCCTGGTATGAGATCCGCGAACCGGCGCCGCTCGCGCCGGGCGAGTCACGCGACGGCCCGTCCACCGCGACCGTGTTCATCTATGACGAGATCGGCGGCTCGATGGGGGTCAGCGCGAAGAAGTTCGCCGCCGACCTGGCCGCGCTGGACGTGGAACAGATCAAGGTGCGGATCAACTCGCCCGGCGGCTCGGTATTCGACTCGATCGCGATCTATAACGCCCTCAATCACCACCCGGCGCGGATCATGGTGTATGTCGACTCGCTGGCCGCCTCGGGCGCCTCGGTCATCGCCATGGCCGGGGACGAGATCGTGATGATGCCCGGCTCACAGATGATGATCCACGACGCGTCGATGGTTCAAGAGGGACAGGCCAGCGACATGGGCGCGGCACAGGTGTTCCTCGATCGGCAGTCAGCGAACGTGGCCGAGATCTACGCGGCCGCGCGCGGCGGCGAGCCGACCGCGTGGCGCGAGCTCATGCTGGCCGAAACGTGGGCTTTCGCCCGCGAGGCCGTCCAAATGGGGCTAGCCGACTCGGTGCTGGCCGTGGAACGCCCGCAACAAGACGTGGGCGAGGGTGTCGAAACCCGCACGTTCAACATGGAATCGTTCGGCTACCGCTACGCCAGCCGCGAGCAGGCGCCCGCCCCGGGATCGGTGACCCGCACCGCCCGCCCGGCGCGGACCGCAGTGCACACACGCGAGCGCAGCGCACCGCCGCAGACACCGCCGCAAGCCGTGCTGCCGCCTACCCGCGACATACGCGACGCCGCCGCGCGCCGCCGTGAGCTGTTCGAGGCCGGTGCGGGCACCCAGGTACCGCTCGGGGCCGCCCGGCGCCTGTCCACAGCGTGGATCGGCGGGCAAGGGGCAGGCATCGCCATACCGACCATCACCTTGCCCACGCGGCTGCGGGTGCGCGAGGAAACCCGCGACGGGAAACCGTTCTTCGTCGTCGAGGGCTACGCCACCGTGTTCGAGGTCGGCTACGACATGTGGGACTGGGCGGGCCCCTACACCGAGATCGTGTCGACCGGTTCGGCGGACAACACCCTGTCCCGTAGCCCAGACACCGTCTTTTTGATCAATCACATGGGTTTGGCGCTGGCGCGCACGGCGATCGCCAACACATTGGACCTGGGCGCGGACGGCACGGGCATGTGGGATCGTGCCTGGCTCAATCCGCAGCGCACCGAGGTGCAAAACCTGGTCACCAACATCAACGACAAGATCACCACGGAGCAGTCGTTCGCGTTCATGATCGATGACGGGGCATGGTCGGAAGACTTCACCACGTTCAGGATCAACGCTTTCGACATCCACCGGGGCGATGTGTCGGCCGTCAACTTCGGCGCGAACCCCTACACGTCGATCGGGGCCCGTTCCCGGGAGGTTCTGGACGAGATCGCCCAGCTTCCCCTCGGTGTGGCCCGCGAGGCGCTTGACCGGCTCAACCGGCGCGCCGACCTGAGCGTGCCGCGCCAGACCCGCACCGGCCACGGCGTGGCCGTCGCGGCACAGCACCCCGCAGACCCTGACACCGAAATCAGGTCAGGCCGTACTCTGTCCTCAGTGGAAGCGTGGCTGGCGATGTCGGAAGCACTCAGCTAGCCCGCGCGACCCCCTGACACACCTTCATATGCCCGTTTCCGGGCCCGGCGGATGTTCCGGGCTGGATCGCACGACTGCCCGGAGATCCGGACGCCGTCGGCGCATGGGAGAACCGTTCCGTTCCCTATGCCCGAGAGGCAACATCATGACCACATTCGACGAGCTCATCATGGCCGATGAGGTCGAGCTCGACCTGGCTACCAGGCGGCAGGAGCGCTGCCTGGCCACAGTCAAAACGATCCACGCCAAGGCCAAGAACGAGGGCAAGGCAGAGCTGTCCGACGAGGACAACGCCGAGGTCGCCGCCGCGATGAAAGGCTTCGAGCGGGCCAAGAAGGACGCCGCCGGGATCAAGGCCAAGCTGGCGCAGCTCAAGAACGCCAAAGAGGCCGAGGAAGCCGCCGACGAGGGTCTGGCCACGCGTGGCGTCGACACGCACACCCGTGTGCCGCTGCCCGCCTACGACCGGGTGGCCCGCATCGGTGTCGAGGAGCGCACCTATCACCAGGGCAACACCGGCAAGGGTGGCAGATTCCTGCGCGATGTGACCGCCTCGTTTGTGCACCGCGACCCGGAGGCCGAGTCGCGGCTGATCCAGCACATGCGTGAGGAGCGCGTCGAGCGCGGCAAGTACATTCAGCGTGCCGCCGGTGACGCCGGTACGTCCGCGTTCGCCGGTCTGACCGTGCCGCAGTACCTCACCGACATGTACGCGCCCAAGGCGCGGGCGCTGCAGCCCTTCGCCGATGCGTGCAACCGTCACGATCTGCCGCCCGAGGGCATGACCGTGAACATCTCCCAGATCACCACCGGTCTGACCACGGCCCTGCAGGCGGCCGAATTCGACACCGTCTCGGCCACCTCGATGGATGACACGCTGCTCACGGAGAACGTGCAGACCGCCGCCGGGCAGCAGTCGCTCTCGCGCCAGGCCATCGAACGCGGCCGGGGCATCGAAGACGTGACGATGAGCGACCTGCAGCGTTCGCTGTCGACCACGTTCGACAACACGCTGATCAACCAGGGCACCACGGGGCTGGCCGCGCTGGCCGTCTCCACCGCCTACAACGACACCACCCCGACCGGGCCTGAGCTGTACCCGAAGATTCTGGGTGCCGCTGCGGGTGTTGAGGCGACCCTGCTCGGGTTCGCCCGGCCGGACATCGCGGTCATGCACTCGCGGCGCTGGTATTGGCTGCAGGCGCAGATGACCAGCACCTGGCCGATGTTCGGCCAGCCGGGCGTTCCCACGCAGGCCGCCGGTGTGAACCTGGCCGAGATCTACGGCGCCGGTGTGCGCGGCATCCTGCCCAACGGCATGGTCGTGATCGTGGACAACAACTGCGCCACGAACCTGGGCGCGGGCACCGAAGACGAGATCTACGAGGCGGCATCGGATGAATGCCACCTGTGGGTCGACCCGGCCGCGCCGCAGTTCATCCGCGCGGAGCAGCCCAAGGCGGCGAACCTGGCCGTGACGCTCGTGCTCTACATGTACTTTGCCTACTCGTTCCGCCGGTTCGCGTCCTCGGTGGGCAAGGTCAACGGCACGGGCCTTATCGCACCTGTGTTCTAAGAGAGGGCATGCCAGTGACGACAACCCAAGTCAGGCCGCTCGCCGGTGGTGCGTGGAACAACGTCACGCTCAACGGCAACAAAACCGCGAGCAAGTCGACAACATACGGGGTCACACTCGCGCCAGGACTGGCCGGGATGGCGTTGCTGGCATGCAATCAGTGGGTCAACTCGGGCGGCACCGGTACGGCCGCCGCCCGAGCCCAGAAAATCGCCAAGGCAGCCGGGCTGCAACTGCAGGAGGTGTGAGACGTGCAGCTGATCCGATCGTTCCCGGCCGTGATCCCGCCCGAGCGCAACTACGTGATTGATGACGCCCGGCGCATCTACAACCATGACCACGACTACCGCGAGCTGATCGAGCTGCACGACGACGTGATCCACATCGATTGGGACACGGCGGTGTCGCGTGAAGCCCTCGAATCGTTCGCCAAACAGGCCCGCAGCGACCCCGAGCGGGTTCTGGTGGCCCCGGTGCTGGTCTACCCCTCACCCAAACGCACCGGGCTGAGCACGCCGGTGTGGAACGTGCGCCGGTACCTGCCCGGCGATGCGGCCATGCGCTACTGCACGCCCGAGGACGCCGCCGCGCACCTGTTCGGGTTCGGCATGGTCTACCTCCCGGCCAGCCTGCTGTGGGCCTTCGGGCAGGTTCTCGGCACCCCGGTAGCGCCCCGTTTCGGTGACATGGAGTTCGCCGCCTGGCATTACCGCCACGTGCGCGCCGAGGCGCCCATCGCCTGGGACTGCACCCCGGTGCACGTGCACTACCGCATAAGCGAGGTGATCCTGTGAACCTCGGACCGCCCGCTAAGACGATGCCGCCGGTGCACGTGGACACCGCCGCGACCCTGGCCGAGTTCGCGACCACCCCGTTTGTGACCGGCCACGGCTACATGCTTAAGCACCCGGCCGACCTCGCCCGGTATGCGGCCATCATCGAGGCCACCAAGC